AACGTCTACTACTTCTTTTTTACTTAAATCCAGGGTTGCACTTGGTCTTGGCTTAGCCCCACTGGTCGGACCTTTTGGCTTGTCTTTTTTCATTGATTGCTCCTTTTAAAAATCGAGTCCAAAAATGTCCCAGGATTTTCCAATCATAAAACTTTTTATAGTACTCTTGTTGAAATGTTAAAGCGTTTGTTAAATCTGTTGATTCTAATATTGTTTTTGTTTGTTTTATAGATTCGGCAGTTTGAAAAGCAAGATGATTTTTATCTTTACTGTAAGGCATATAGATTGGAAACTCAGCACACGTTTCAGGAAGAGCTCCAAGGTTTGTGGTGATTAACATACACCCTGCAGCTAACGATTCCATAGCAGAAATACAAAAAGTTTCTTCCCATGTCGAAGGATGAACATTAATATGATAATCTTTTAAACGACCTAGTAATTCTCGATGATCACAATAACCTTTAAAATTTACGTTGGGTAATTTTTCAGCTTTTTCATATAAAGAAGTATAGTGTTTATTATTTTCTCGATAAAAAGCTTCCCCATAAATCTTAGTACTAGAATACACATCGAGAATAATATCTTTTTCATCTTTTAATTTTTCCATAGCTTGTAGTAGCACATCGAGACCACGCCAGGGAGTGGAAAAATAAATTAATTTTAAAGGGGCTTTATATTTGAAGTGTTTTTTTGTAACAAGCTCACTATAGTCGATACCATTTTTCAGCACTACCGCTCTCGTGTCCGGAATATCAAAAAAATATCTAAATTTTTCGTAAGTCCAATGAGAATTAAAAACATACCAATCATATTTTTCATGATTAGATGAAATTTTAAACCAAGGGGCTACATTAGGTTGATCATAAGAATTTTTGATCCATAGAATGTTAGGTCTTAAAGGATGTAAGGGTTCTTTTTCCGGAATGGAAGTAGTGATTTGAACTAAATCTAATAAATTTTTTTGTGCATACTTACGGAGGTAATCAAATTGAATTTCAGTTCCTCCATAAGGTTGCATTATTTGGTTTTACCAAATACATTTAAAGATGCAACAGTTATTTCAACGTCCTGTTGAAAATCTCCGTCTGTTGTGTCTGTATTCGGATCGGCCACATCTTTGTCGAAGGCTTCTTTAGATTCGTAGGTTTTACCTGTTCTTTTATGCTTCACTATTTCCTTAGCTTTAGCTGGTAATACAGGCACCTTCTCTCCGTCTATTATTCTATACTCTGTCATCCTTGTCCTCTATTTTTGGATCTCCTGGGAATCCGTTTACTATAACTTTTCGCATGACGCCCAGGTCTTTTGCGTGGAGTTCTTTTTTTATAATTAGATACTCCAAATAATGGCTTTCTCTTCCTAGCCATTTTCGTTACTTCTATTTATTAATGCATAAGAAATAACTCCTGAGACTACACTAGCAGTTGCAGCCGATATTTTCAAGGCGTCGCTTTCCTCTAAAATCAAAGCATTTCCTTGAATTAAATTAGTCACTGTAGTTACATTAGTCCGATTAACAATAGTATTACTGCTCCCCGAGCTATCATATAATTTCATGGTTACAGAGATTGCTCCTGTTGAAACATTAGCCATTTGAATACTTTTAAGAATGGCACGCGAGGATGCATCAATCGTTAACACAGTGGTTAAGTTTGTGGTGCTTAAAGCATAAACTTGATTTTTATATTGTATGGTCATGATAAGAAAAAGGTTAAAGTATCCTGTTCATTTTTTAATTCAGTTTGGTAACTCGTATTAAGTTGATCTCGAATTGCTCTAACAGCTCCGGCTGCTTGTCTAATATTCGACGGATCGTATTCCGGTGTTGGATCAGTTATTTCTGCAATTATTTTAGCCATTATCTTCTCCCATCCGGTCTAGAATCAAATCTAAATAACCCATAACGCCAATTACTATTTGCTCCTGTAGCATTTAATTGAAAAGCTGCTTGACGACTACGCGCTCTAGTCCAAATTTGTTGTGTCGCATCAGAAACATTAAAAGGTCCTAGGGAAGAACTGGTTGCAGTATCGTTAGGAAATCTTCTTAAATAAATTGTAACATTACAAGTTGTATTTAAAACTTTAAAGTCAGGTATGAATCGTCTAACACTCATGTAGTATTCTCCGTCTCCATCTACATCTAAATCAAAATCTCCTGATTTAATATTAGAAGCAATAGCCGTGGTAACTGGACCCGTAGTATAGTGACGAATTTGATTAGTTCCTGTTTCGTGTTCGTATAATACTGAAGCTCCAGCCGTGTTGCCATTAATGGTTGGAAAAGTAGACAGCTCACTCGCAATATATTCAGTGGCATAAGGTAGATTGAAAACATCAGCATTAGCATACGTTGTTCGAGCTAAGGTACCTGTTGTCCATACATTCTCGTCGTAGTTGTAAGTTACCACACGATTAACTTGGTCTGCGTTAGCATCCGGATAGTACCAAGAGACCTCACTAAATAATCCATTGTGGCCTCCGTAAACTAATTCACTTCCCGTGTCGAGATTAATACCTAAATTATTACCGTCGGTAGAAAATATAAAATCTTCCACTAAACAAGGAAGAGATTTAACAGTTCCATCAAATTGAAAGAAGCCTCCTGCATGACTCATCCAATAAACTAAACCATTGGCATAGACAATTGCGTGTTGTCCTATAGCTCCACAGTTAGAACCTACTTGTCTTAAGTTAAAAGTAAAAGGAGGTCCTACAAAAGTCATAATATAAGCTGCTTTATCAGTGACAATGAGAGTATAATCTTTACCACTGACTGCTCCTACGATTTTGTTACCTTGGTCAAGACGCATCGTACCTGCTGTATTAGTAGATAAAGGAGTATAATCCTCAAAATCTTCTTGATCAGAAAAGCGTAAAAACATTTTATCCTGAGTTGCTGTATTTCCAATCGTAGTTTCAGTTCCTAATTGAATTAAATGTCGATCTCTATCCGACACAACACTCATTACTGATTTAGTTGGATTATCTGTAGCAACCGTGGCTCGTGTAGTTAGAGGCGTTCCTGCTGAAGGATTCCAGCTAAAGGTTTTTCCATTATGAATTGTTGCAATAAGTTTTTCTCCAAAGTTATCTAAAGACCATGAGCCGGGGTCCAAAGTTACTTCCGAAGCACTTCGAGCATTACCCCATTCTTCCGCTCCGTATTTACCTACGCCCCATCCATATTGAAGTGCTTGTCCTTCCGGTCCAATTACTTCATAAGGTTCAACATCACATCCTGCACCGGCAGAAGCACCCCCTCCTGTTTCTGTGGAGGCCATAACTACATTAAAACTATTCGTCTTAGCTTCTTGAACTTCAAAAGTGTTGGTTGTAAAATCTCCTGTTGTAAAACTACATCCAGCTGGAATAGTCACATTATCAAATATAAGCAACGCTCCTTTTTCTAGGCCATGGGTGTTTTTATTAATAGTAACGGTACTAGAACCGTTAGTAGAAGTAATAGTACAAGTAGCTACCGTGCTGGCTAAAGGAGTAATATCATAAAATTTTCCTCCTGTATAAAGAGCCAATAGTTTATTTGTTCCAACAGCTGAGTATTTAGTTCCATCTACATCAGACCAGGTATGCTGCCCTCTTCCAATACCTTTTAAAGTACTTGTTGTTAGTTGAGACCACCCTCCAATCTTTTCAGGAGAACTATATCTAAAACGAACGTTGTCTCCATCAGTCCACTGACCTTCAGCTTGTGTTGGAGTATCCTGTTTATTGAAACCGGGCCTTAATTGTATTTTACGTAATGCCATAGTATTTTGAGGTAGATTATACCATAGCTAAAACTTCAAGATAAGATTTCAACTATTATCAGGGCTAAAATTAATCAATGAATCCATTTGTCCAAAGGATCCTTTAGGTAAAACACTAAAAGCCATAGAATAACGATCTTGTTTGGCTGTATTGGTTCGAATACGATGAAGTAAATAGGAAGGCCATATTAATAGCTGATTGGGAATAGCCGTGATCCGATATCGATAAGAATTCCATAAATTATTTTCGACGCGTTCCGTATCATATTCAAAAGGGGTGTCTCTTAAAAACTCAATTTGAGTATCAGGCTCAGGTAAAGGATAATAACAACCCGTTAACCATGAATTAGCATGACGATGAGTATTAGAGTATCCTCCAGGACCTGTTTTAGTAGCCCATGATTTAATCAGTTGGCCTTCTGCTTTAAATTGTAAAATTTGTTTAATGTAATAAGCAAGAGCTTCTTCCAGGGAAGATTTTAATTCAGGAAATTTATTAATAATAGTA